CGTCTCTTAGTGCTTGTGATTCAGGAGAACCATACTTAGTAACATAAGTGTATGTCTTTGGACTTCCTATTAGCATCTTAGCACTTGAACTACTTAAAGCAGCTTTACTTAAATACCCATAGTAGAACTCATCTGACATCATATTGTCCAGTAGTTCTTGTTTGTCCCATTCTTTTCCGTCTAATAGTCTAATCGTGCTCATTATACTATTGCTTTTAATGACCTGTTATACTTAGCTGCCATATAATCAAACTGCTCTCCCTCATTAGAATAAGCCTTTAAGTAATTATTAGATGTCATATGCTCTATTGCATCTATATCTAGTCCGTTAAACTCGTGATACATTCTTTTAAGAGTTCTAATAATCTTTTGACCATAAGAAGTAGTGCCCATATCTAAGTTACTCATTAAATCTACTGCATCATAAACATTCTTACCACATTCTATATTTACCTTATACTCATTGTTTTTTAATTTAGTAAGTACTCCTTGATAACCTTTGCCATCCATAAGTAATTCTATAGTGCTAGCTAGTTTCATTTTACCTTTAGAATGTTTGTTCCACTCATCAGCTAACTCTAAAGCTATCTGACAGTCTATGTTTCCTTTAGTAGCTAAACTTCTACAAAAGTCTATAGCGTTCCATTTCTTGCTTTCTTGTAATCTTGCTATGTATTTCTCAGATGCTGATGTAGAAATAATATAAGGTACTACTAGCTTGTTTCTTCTGAGTGCTACAAATCTATGCTGACCCTCTATGATTTCATAATTGTCATTCACTACTATAGGAACTTGAATACCTATCTCTAGAATAGATTGCTCTATCTTGTTTACATTGTTGTCGTTAATGTCTCTGTTACTTTCTACAAACTTAAATCTGTCATAGTTTTTAGTTTCGCCTAAATGCCATTTTGTTGCCATAATTTCTGTGTTTTAATTGTTTAATTTAATTATTAATTGTTTTAGTATTTCAGGGTTTGATATTACACCTTGTGAGTTAGGAAAGTTAAACATCACATACCATTTACCATTCCTTGTCTTATCACTATCACAAGATAGTATGTCTCCTTTAGTGTAGTTGTAATAGAAATCATAGTCGTTTTTAACGAATCCTAGTTCTATTAGTAGTTCTTCTGTCATATTATTTACTCGTCAAAAAATTCATTTACTGCATCTATACCCCATTCTGCTGCTAAGGTTATTTTTCTTAAAAGTTCTACATACTCTGTAAAGTCTATATCCGAATGGTCTACTTCTACTGAGTACTTATACTGGTATTGTTCTATTGTTATTCTGTAAGGTTCTTTTTTCATTTCTTTTTGGTGTTAAAGGTTTGGTCAAAACACTGTTCGTTATCGTAATAGTTTACCCAAAAATCTCTGTTTTGACCTATTGATTGAAACTCACACATAACTTCTTTTTCTTTCTCAAGCATTGATTCTGCTATTTCTAAATAAAATTGAGACATTCTAATAGCTATCAAGCCACCGTTAGAAGGGTGTGTATTATAGTGCAAAGTATCTTCTTTGAGTTTTTCTTTCATAAACTCAATCATTTCTTGCATTGGTGTTTTCATATTTCTTTGGTGTTATAATCCTAGCTTCTTTTTGGTTTCTAGTATCTTAATCTGTTTCTCTAGTTCCTTTATTCTCTCATCAGCTTTCCTTGCTCTCTCTACTGCTCTTACCTTATCAGCTAAACTCTCAGAGACAATCCTATCAAAAGAGAATCTCTCATCCTCTAGTGCTTGAATGTATCTTAATTGTCTAAATAAAGCATCTTCAAAAGCCTTTAGTTCTTTACTCTCTGACTTCTTAGTCCACTTCATTATAAGTTCTAGAAGCATCTGCATATCTGCATTGTTCTGCAGCTCTAATAAGTTTCTGTCTACTTTGTACATCTGTCTATTTTTAACAAAGATATTAAATAATTTTAATTACACAACTATCTTTCTTTATAATTATAGTTGTATGGACTTACTATTCCTTCTTTTATGTTGTTAGCCTCTTGGTTTCTTTTCTCCCTCACAAAAGCTATTTCTCTTTCTATAAAATCCTTAGCCTTGTATAGGTCTTGTAGTTCATCATCTTTTTTTCCTGCTCTTACTATGTATTTCAATGCAGAACCTCTTTGAAAATTAAGCTGATAGTCTTGACAGATGTCTATTACATCATAATCCCCAGTAGCCTCATAGTGTATTGCGTTACCTCTCATTTTTAATCTTTAAGTATTTGTTATAATATTTTTTAGTATCTCGGTATTTGTACCCTTTATATATCCCACCATTCCACATTCTAACTAGCTCCTCCTCTGTAGGGAATCTACAATGCTTATTTAAGAACACTTCTTTGCCATAACACATATATAGCTTAAATACTTCCTCAGAGGCTTTCTCAGAGAACATCTGCTCGTGGTAGTAGTTAGTACCATAAATCCTATTAACATCCTTTAAAACGCTTCTCTGTATCTGTAGGATGCCATATGACCTTCCACCATCTCCTATAGAGTCAGGATTGTTATTTGTCTCTACAGTCTTTAAGATAGTCATTATGGAAACTAGTGTAGATAGAATATAAGTCATTACTCAATCTTTAAAAACTCTGCTTCTCCGTGTTCTTTAAACCACTCTTTGTTATCGTGGTACTTATCAATGACTGCATCTATCATAACAAGCTCATCAATAGTAGAAGTAGATATTTTACTTACCAAGTCCTCTAGCTTGTTTAAAACATTAGTAGTCATCTCAGGGTTATTGTCATAGATGTTATTGTAGTTGGTATTGAATACCTGCTCTAACTCTTTGATGCTTCTGTTTACATTATACTTTACTGACTCCTTATAAAACTTGCTGCCTTTTAGTGAGTCCATAGTCTCAATAAGTAACTGAGATAATAGTATTGCCTTTAAATAGTTTAGTTCTGTCATTCGTTTGGATTTATTATTGTTGCCTGTTCTTCTCTTAATAAGTAGACTTCTTTATTGCTTCTACTCTTAGTCCATAGTGTAGTATCAGGACAGTATAGTTGCTCAGTTGGGTCTAGCTTTAACTCATTAAGCCAAAATAAATAGTTAGCCTTAGGGTCGTTTACAAAGTAAATCTTGACCATATCCTCAGGCATATCCATTAGCTTGTCATATTTAAGTTTCTCTAGCATCTTGGTCTCATAGTACTTTTTTCTGAACTTCATTTCTACTACGCAGGGATGTCCTTTAGGAGTTTCTCCTACTGCATCATAGTGTTCAAAACCACCACCACACCAATCTAAGTCCCAACCATCTAGGTTTAAAATCTGTATTACTGCCTTCTCTAAATTATGTACTTTATTTATATCCATTCTCGTATATTTCGTTCAGTTGTGTAATCCATCTGTTAATCTCTTTAGGATTACAAGTACAAGGTTTGTAGTACCTGTGATTGAAATATACTGCGTGTAATTGACATAGCATTTCAAACTCCTCAGGAGCTAGGGTATTCTTTTTGTTGTTCCTAAAGTTTGTCCAGTCTATGTAGTCTTGTTTTGTCATTTTAACTTCTTCCATCTCTGCTAATTGTGATTTTGTTAAGTTTGTTTTTTCTCTCCTCACACCCACAGTCCTCTCCAAATATCTTTTTGGTAAGCCACTTAATTCCTGTGTAGGTGGTAATTTTTTCTATTAAGTCTCCTAGTCTCATTTTTTTCTTTTTTCACGTCTCCGTTGTTGTTTTAGCATTATTGCTTTGTCTCTTTCCTTTTTATACTCCCATCCTGTAATTGGGTGTATTTGATTTTTTATGAGTTCTGAAATTCTGTTCATTTGAATAAGTCTTTTAAGTGCCTCTTTACTTTTCTATAGGTGTTATAAAGTGAGTAATAACTTATGTTAGTCTTGTCGCTTAAAGATTGGAAACTCTCTCCTGAGTCTATTATTTCAAATACCTTTCTATCATACCAGTATAAAGATTCCATTTCTTTGTTTAGCTTATCATACAATACTTGATAGTCTATATGTAAGTCTTGTTGTATCTCTTTTGTGATTTCTTCTAATCCTAGTACCTCTACTTTCTTTTCTTTTCTTTTAAGGTCTAAGAATAGAGTTTGTAGGGTTCTGTAGACATAGTAGTAATTAACCTCCTGCTCATTGTACATTATATCAGTACCTGCTTTTACTAGCCTATCTATCTTAATGTACATCTCCATCACTATGTCCTCAGCGGTGTCAGGATTAACTCCAAAGGATTCTACTATATCACACCAGTCTTGATGCTTTTTAAAGATTATCTCTAATACCTCCATACCGTTATATGTAAACCAAACAACAGACACATTATTGTAATCTGATGGTAAAAATCGTCTTGGTCTACATCGTCTAGGTCAGGCTCTAAGTTAGGATTGTAGTATAACACTCCTGCGGATAATCCGTATATTGGTATAATCTGTATATCTACCCCTACACTTCCAAAATCTATTTGCATATATTATTTTTTAAAATGGAACTTCCTCTTGCTTTTCTTTAAAAGGCTCTATAATATTTCTATGGTTTACCTCAAAACCTACATTATTTATAATACTTTTTAATCTGATTGGTTCGTCTAGACTTGTTGGTCTACCACCTGTATCAATGTCTTTTACTTTCCTAACGTGTATGAGTGAATACATCCAATCTCTAGGGTGTTGTATATATCTGTGTATTACTAGAAAATCATCAGCTCTGTTTACAAACTTTCCACCTCCTTCTACATCACTAGCCATAGGTGGGATAGGATGCTCTGCGTATTCGTGGTTAGCTCCGTGCTTCTTTCTTAAAGCCTCAGTAGCTGCGTGAGTGTTAAGCCATATTGTTATGTTATTAGTCTTGCAGAATATTCTCATCTCGCTTGTTGCTTGGTAATCGTACTCGTGTCCACTCAAACCCTTTAATACGTTTCTGTCTTTTATAAGAGAATTGTAAGGGTCTATAAGCAGTCCGTCATAGTGCCAAGCGTTCTTAACGTGTTGGGCTAATTCTAGCACTTGTTTGTAGGTGTATAGGTCATTAGGTTCTATAAACTTAAAATGGTCATTAATCCAAGATACTCTCTTATCAAAAATATCATCCTCTATTTTATTAATTGGCTTTGCTTCTATAAACTCTACCAGTTTTCTTATCAGGGAGTATGGCTCATTCTCAGAGCTAAATACTAGCCATCTTATACTATGTTTTCTAGAGTACAATAACATTAAGTATAAAATCACAGTAGTCTTACCTACGTTAGCGTGTCCTAGTATTACGTTAAAGTTCCCTTTCTTTAATCTAAAGTGTTGGTCTATCTGTGGAATGTCTAATCTGTAACCCTCCTTAATCTTTCCTGACCTAACGTTCCTTAGTTTTCCTATTTGTTCTTCAAAATTTATAAGCATCTGTCTGTTATTTTTGTCTAAGGTAATAAAAAAGGGGATAAGTTACCCTACCCCCATTAGTTTCTAGAAAGGTAAATCCTCTCTATCAGGAGCAAATGCCTCAGCAGTTACCGCCTCTTGTTTAGGTAAAGAATCTAATTTATCTACTCTCCAAGATGTTAAGTTGGTAAAGTACTTACCTTGCCACTCTCTTGAATTTACGTTAAACTCTACTGCTACTAAGTCTCCTACTTTGTTGTATTGGACAAACTTATCTACTGAGTCAGCATAGTTAGCACCTTTGTACATATTAAAAACGTACAGGTTATTGTACTGTTCCTCTGTCTTTAAGATAAAGTCTAATGACTTAGCACCGTTATCGTGTATCTTAATCTCTGAAATTTGGTCTATCTTACCGTTTACTTTATAACTCATAACTAACTGTATATATAATTTACTATTCTCTCTGCGAAATCTAATACCTCATCCTCTGATGATGGTTTGTCTTTGTAAAAGTTTACTGCACTAGCAACACTTGATTGTCTAATAATAAACTTTTGTACATCATTGGTCTTTTGAACTGGTGCTGCAGCCATAGGAGCAGGTTTGTTAGGATTGTAAATCAGCTTGGCATTACCATACTGCTCGTTTGTTACTTCAAACTCTATCTCATCTCCTATGTTCTTTTTAAACGCTCCTTTAGAGTTAAACGTGAATGTCTCTCCTGTTGCCATAGTTACCTTGTTTCTAGTGAGTATGCTACCATAACTCTCAAAAGTCCCATTAGGCTCTATGTTAGTAATCTTACCTGTTTTCATTTTCTAATTGTTTTTGATTTATTTCTAGTAATGCTTCTAATTCTTCTATCCTACTTTCCATTGATACTATCCTAGCTTGGTATAGTCTTATCAAATCCTCTGTGTAGGTCATATCTCTAAGGATTTAAGCTCTTTTCTAAATAGAGATAGTTGGTACTCAGTTTCTTGTAGCTTTCTAGTGTGATAGTCCTCTGCCCACTCTAGGTTCTTGATGTTTTCTTGCAGGATTTCTGCTAGTTGTTCATTTGTCATAAATCTGATTTTATGGATTAATAATACTGCAAGATATAAAAAATTCTTAATAACACAAAATAATATAAAAAAAAAGAGATACTAAGTTAATAGTACCCCCTTTTCTACAGATTTAAGACAAATGTCAGACAGACACTTCAAATGTAATACTTATTGTTCCAACTCCAATAACTTTTTCTTATAAATTTCTATCATATCCTGTAACTCCCAGTCTTTTAGCTTGACCATAGTTCTACTCTTAGCTAGTAGCTCATCAGCTTTCTCTTGTCCTAAGTGTTTAGCAAATAAGTATTGCTCTCCATAGCGGTAAGTGTTACAGTATTTACATTGCACCTGTACGTTATCCTCATCCCATCTAGTAGCATAATGCTTTCTAGACATAAAGTGTCCTGCGTGCATATCTCCTCCTTTGTAGTTTCCTTTCTTGCCACAAGTAATGCACTCTACTACATCATTCTTAGCATAACGCCTCCTGATATATTCAGAGAATACTCTGTCTAGGTTGTTTACTATTGTCTTTCTGCTTGGTTTCTTAGGCATCTAATATCCGTCTTGGTGTTGTAAGAGTAGTTTACCAGTCTCTAAGTCTAGGTCTTTTATAGCTCTGTAGATAATCCTAGATTTTTTTTTTACTTCTTGCTTATCAGCCTTAGTACTATCTGAACCTAAGTTCGTGTACATAGTAGCGTCTATTTCTAGTAATTCATTTACTCTCTGTATAACACTTTTGTTATAGTCCTCTGCAATTCTTAGTATTTCTTCTCTCATAATTTGACTATAGTATAATACTATATATAGTTTATTGTTATTATTATTTATATATAAATATAATATATATTATAGTATAATACTATATATAATATAATAAAAAATAGGGTTTTTGTATCTTATAGAAAAATAATATGCTAGAAAGTTATTAACAACTTATCTATTTTCTTTCTTAGCACTACCAAAATAGTAGCCAAATATAGACAGAGCAACACCCTCCACAATACCCAATAGGTGTATAAAGATTTCTTTATTACTCTCAGGTACTTGTGTAGTAACTACTGTATAAACCAAGAAAGCAAATGCTAATAACCCTACTATCCCAGTAACATTAAACATCCAGTCAGTACCAAACCTTCTTAGTTTTACTTCTCTATTCCTAGCTGAGTCTCTATCACTTACTTCTATCCTATAAGCCTCTAAGGACTCATTTAAGAGACTTTCTTTCTCATCAGGTGTCAGACTATCATCTCCATCTAAAATGTCTCTTACAACACCTAAAACACCTTCTTTAGGTAAAAAGCCTGATAGCTTACCTACAATCTTTCCTAGCTTAGTGTCTTTAAAAGGTTTCTTATCCATATACCCAAGTTACATTAGCAGGCTTATTAGGGTCGTTATCAACGTGTATAAATGTCTTAGCTATTCCTATCCTAGTAAATCCTACTTTTAAAAGTGATGTTATTATCTTATGTCGCTTCACGCTATCTGTACAAGCTATATCTGCAGCATATCCTTTGGTGTGAGATGAGTTGGCTACTCCTCCTACTTTCTTGTTATGTTCTAGAGTTCTAAAACCACTAGTAATCCTAAAAGAGCAATCAGCAAGAGAGCGTGCTTGGTCAAGTCTACTTAAAAACTCCCTATCCATAGCTTCGCCACTTCCCACCAAATCAGGGCTATCAAACTCAGAAAGTTTAAAATACTTCATAGTATCTTACCAATTAACATACTTGTTAAAACCATTATAAGCATCCAAAAAACACCGAACTGAAACATATCCCAAGTCGTTCCGTTCTTCTTTTCGTGTAGCCATAGCTTTAATTCTATAAACTTAAATAGTAT